TGATAGAATCTATGATCCAGACATCTACGTCATGCGTGGTGTGTATCGTGTGCAGGATGTGGACTTTGACTTGACCCAGTTTGGATTGTTTCTGAACTCGGACACGCTGTTTGTGACCTTTCACTATAACGACATGATTGACACATTTGGTCGCAAGCTCATGAACGGCGATGTAATTGAAGTGCCAAATCTGAAAGATTACAACCCCCTAAACGCTGCTTTGCCCCTGGCCTTGCCCAGATACTATGTGATCCAGGATGCCAACTTTGCGTCTGAAGGCTTTAGCCAAACTTGGTTGCCACACTTGTGGCGTGTGAAAGCCACGCCGCTGACCAATGCACAAGAATACAACAGCATATTGGACAAGCCGTTTGTGGCTGAATATATTTGGGATCCAGGTGATTTTTATCCTGGTGGCAGCATTGTAAACTATGGCGATGTTTATTATCGAGCCATTAGAAATGTGCCTGCCGGCACAGACATTACAGACACCACTTACTGGTCTGAATATACTCCGCCTACAATCTCTGACATGCAGAGTACCAGGCCCAAAGATCAACAGATCAACGACGACATTCTTGCTCAGGCCAATGTGGAAGTTCCACTTAGCGGATATGACGTTGAAAAGTTTTATGTTGTGGCCACAACAGAAGATGGACAACCTGCCAATCCAACCAGTTTGAGCACCGTAGATGGCACCACAGTGGATGGCACACAAGGCGGCATGAATGTTACTCCACGGGCAGATGGCTACACAGCAGGGTATCTCACTGGTGATGGCAAAGCCCCTAACGGCTTGCCTGTTACGCCAGGTGTGAGTTTTCCTCCCAACCCTGTAGCCGGAGATTATTGCTTGCGATTGGACTACAAACCCAATAGACTGTTCCGTTACAATGGTCGCATGTGGATAAAGATTGAAGAAAAAGTGCGCACCAATTTGGACAATGGACCTGTCAATCAAACTCAACGCTCGGGCTTTGTGAACAATACATACACTACCAATACCACTGACTTGGGTGCTATACCACAGCGTCAGAGTTTGAGTCAAGCTCTCAAACCCAAAGCAGACAATGGTGACCAAGGTGGTTTCTTGCCACCCAACCCACCACCACCTTATTCAAGATAAACATGCAACAATTTTTTTATGACGCCCAAATACGCAGATTCCTGCTGCAATTTACTAGAATCTTTTCAGGATTCCAAATTGAGTACGGCAACGAAACTGACGGCGTAAACAAGGCCACCTTGTTACGTGTGCCTGTGCGGTATGGTGACTCTAGTCGCAATGCACAAACTATCATTCAAGAAAACTCTGCCAGTGCCTTGCCATCAACTCCCTTGATGACTTTTTACATCAACAATCTTGAATACGATCGACCAAGAATACAAGACCCTACTTTTGTGGATAGATTCTCAGTGCGTCAACGCACATATGATACTGCTACAGAATCATATGAGACCACACAAGGCAATGCATTTACTATTGAACGACTGATGCCTGTGCCATACAAGCTGAGTGTTACACTGGACATTTGGACATCAAATACCAATCAGAAATTGCAACTACTTGAACAAATTTTGACACTATTCAATCCTTCCTTAGAACTGCAAAGCACAGATAACTACATTGACTGGTCAAGTTTGAGTGTGATGTATTTGGATCAACTAAGCTGGAGTTCACGAACCATCCCAATGGGCACAGAAAATCCCATTGACATTGCCAGCCTCAAATTCTCCATGCCAATTTGGATTTCATCGCCAGCCAAGATCAAGAAGCTGGGTGTGGTAGAACGTATCATTGCCGGCATTTTTGACGCACAAGGCGATGCAGCCGATGCCATAACTAATAACGACTTGTTGCTGGGCACAAGACAGATGTTTACCCCATGGAACTACAAATTGGTTGTGATTGACAATCAAATTCAAGTTTTATACAACCCCACAATTGTGCCCAATGGCGGCTATGAAGATCTTGATCCTACTGCTATTGTGGCAAATTCACCACTACTATGGCCTGCGGTGATTTCGGCCTATGGTGTGCTTCGTCCAGGTATCAGTCAAATTAGATTGAATCGTCCTGCTATTGCAGCACCCGACACTGCCAATCCAATTATTGGCACTATCATTATCAATCCTGACGATGACAGATTGGTAATTTTTACGCCTGACGCAGACACTGCACCACAAAACACTCTGGCACCCATTGATGCTATTATTAATCCACTTGTGAGTGGCCCTGGCACAGGATTACCCACACCTGTTACTGGTGTGCGGTATTTGTTAACCGAAAGTACCGGCAACTGGGATAACGTGGACAATCCCACCGCCTGGGACGGCACAAGTGGCCAACCGTTAATTGCTATGGCCAATGACATTATTGAATGGAACGGCACACGTTGGCGTGTGGTGTTTATAAGTGCTGATGAAACTGCCACTCAGTATGTTACAAACATAACTACTGGTACACAATATGAATGGACTGGCGAACAATGGATAAAAAGCTATCAAGGAGTCTACCCACCCGGAGCCTGGAGCTTAGTACTGTAAAGGCTGTGGGCGTTTGGTTTTTGTCCCGGAGTACAGGCCGTTATTTGTATTTGCTACGCAATGATTCCAAGCATCCAGAAACTTGGGGATTGCCTGGAGGCAAAGTTGAATCTGGCGAAACACTGTTGGGCGGTATGGAAAGAGAATGTATTGAAGAGCTAGGACACTTTCCAGAATATCACAGACTTGTACCGCTAGAAAAGTTTACATCAGCAGATGGTGTATTTGAATATCACACTTGGGTTTGTGTATTAGATCGTGAATTTGTGCCGGTGCTCAACGACGAACACATTGGACATGCATGGATTCAAGCCGGTGTATGGCCTAAACCCATGCATCCTGGATTGTGGAACACTGTGAATATTGATGCTGTTCAGCAAAAACTGGCGTCTGTAGAGCGCACAGAGTTAGCCAGTTTATAGTCCGTATCTAAATCTTGTGGAATTGAAGTTTTGTGTTATTTCATCTGTGGTCAATGCTCGATTATAAACCATAACTTGGCTAATTCTTGCAGTGGCATATTCACCAGCAATAGGGTCTCCTCCAACATAGAATGGCATGGCATCGGGCCTTAAATCTGGAGCATCTGCGTCTCTTAATCCTACCTGTGTGCCATTTACATACAGCTTCAGGTTGTTGGTGCCAGCTTGGGTGCCATCGTAAACGGCACATATATTTTGCCATACGTTTAGTGTTTGCAAATAAAATACTTCTGCAGGATACATTTCAAATTTTTGAGTGGTCAATTTGTAAAACTGGAGTGGTGTGGTTCCTCTGTAGCCCATGAGAATGTAACTATCAGAATTTGCTGTTGGATATGCCCAAATATTCCAGGTAAATGCCGTGGCGGCTGTTTGCACTGGAGTTTGATAGGTAAAACTAGTTCTCTGAGTTGCACCACTGCCAAAACTAAAATAACTATCTCTTCCAGCAGCAGTATATGCAGGACTATTAACCAATGTTCCATTGTTGCCGTTGCCTGATAAATCACTCCAAGCGGTACCTGTACCCGGATAACTTGTAGAATCACCTGTGTCTAAAAAAAGTGATAGTCCCGAAGTAACTGGAGGCACTGCTGTGACCGAGACTCCTGGTCCAACAGTAACTCCTGGTCCAATTATTGGCATGTTAGATCCTTCCCACAACAATCTCAATGGTACCCGATATACCATCAAAGTCTTCAACTGCTTAACCAATCACAGTACCCATAGCAGGTGTGGCACATGCTCGAGCAGCACCATTACCAGCTGATACCATCATATCACCCTTGCGTATTGTACCCACAACGCTAGTTGGAGCACGACCAGTTAACGCCAACACAGCCACATGTTCAACATCTAGTCCGGCATTCATCACGTGTGCAGGATTGGTAGATACCACACCAGCCACACGAACATCGTTAGACTCAGTTGCAAGTGTGACTTCTTGACTGCCGCCAAATGTCAACACAGTGCCTGGTGCATACATAGCATCAGCTGCATAATTTTCTGCCAAGTCAGCATATTGTGCTGATGTGGCTTTGGCAAATACAGTGTTAAATCCCACAGTTGAAGTACCAATGTTACCAACACCAGTTAGGTTGTTGTTGTTGATGTTGCCGCCCGAGATGTTGCCTGTTGAAACAGTTAAGCTAGACCCAGTAATGCCAGCGCCTGT